TTCGAGCACCGGGACTACGGGAGTGAGTTGGCGAGGTGCTTGCGGTACTATTGGCTTGTCGCTGAGGGCAACGGCGTAAGATTCGCAAACGGGTTCTACACGGACTCAACATCGGTTGGTTGGTCCGTACAATTTCCAGTCAGTATGAGAGATACGCCAACGCTCGAATGTGCATCTGGAACTGGATACTACTCGATGTACGTCGAGCCTACTGTGGACGCAATGGATGACCTGTCGCTTGTTTCGGCTACGACAGTCCAAGCATATGTTAGCAACAACACAGACGTTAGCGGCACTGCCGGAAATGGCGGGCTATTGTATACAACAAACGCAAACGCGAGATTGGCTTTGGACGCTGAACTCTAAGGAGAGCATAATGGCACGTTACAAACTCCAACGTAAGGGCGGCATACAAGACACTGAGCGCAACCTCTCCATCCCCGAGGCCGAAGGCCGGGGATGTAACCTCCATCGAGGCAATCAAGGACCGCGCTATCGTGCTGAAAGGAATCTATAATGGGTAATCCTTCCGGACTCATCGCCAGCAACGACGGCCTCGACCTTTCGGGCCGTAACCTACCTCATCATCAACGGGGATATGCGAATCGCACAACAATTACGGCATAGGTATCTTTGAATCCGGCAAAGGCCGGGACGTTTTTTTGAAAAGGAGTATGGACAATGGCTTTTCTCGGATTGGATGCAAAACTGTATTATGAGGCCGGCGGCTACACGGCCGACGCCGGCAACGACAACAAGCCCGACTTGACCGGGGGCGTGGGTACGCTTGTGAGCATCGTGCAGGACGTTACCCTCAATCTCGAAAAGGCGGATGCCGACGTTACCACGCGCGGCAACAACGGCTTCCGCGCCCGGGTTGGTACGCTCAAGGACGGCGCCGCAGAATTTCAAATCCTTTGGGATACCTCCAACGCCGTTTTCTCGGATCTCTTTTCCGCGTGGTACAACAACACCACAATCGGATTTGCGATCCTTGACGAGGCGTACGTGGCCACAACCAACGGCACCGGCCTTGTGGGCGATTTCTCGATTCTGAACTTCACGCGGACGGAATCCCTTGAGGAGGCCCTCGTCGCTCAGGTAAGTATCAGTCTTACCGATTCCACGGTTGTCCCGGCGATCCTCGACACCGGAACGCTGCTGTAGTTTTTTGGTGCGGGTGCCTGGGATCCTATGGGCCGCCCCCTATTGGATCCCGGCCCCGCCTTTTTGATAGGGGGCGAGCTATGCACAGTTTTGAAGCGGGTGGCCATGCTTGGGAGTTGCGCTTGAATGTCGCAACGGTCAAGCGGGTCCTTGATGTTTGCGGGGTTGATTTGCTGGCGGTACTCAACGAGGCCGGCCGCTCAGTTATCGAGCAATTGATTGCGAGCCCGGTGGCGTTGGTGGATGTCCTCCATTGCCTTTGTGCGAGCCAATGCGAAACCCGGGGGATGAGCCCGGAGGATTTCGGCGGTATGTTTGCGGGTGATGAGATCGAGGCCGCGACGCAATCCCTGATTCAAGAGCTTGTGGATTTTTTCCCGCCTCGCCGCCGGAAAGCATTGGCGGCAATGATGCAAAAAGTGGAGGCCGTGGAGGAGGCGGGGACGAGAGCGGCCATGGAGCAAATCGCGAAAATCGATCCGGAGGAACTTGTCGCGACAGCCTTGGCCCGGATCGAATCCGGAAAATGATATGGGAGGCGGCCGGGGTGCTGCAACTACACCCCGGGCCCTTCACCTTGCGGGAATTGCTGACTATGGAGCGGCGGAAATTGCAGACCGATTTCAATGGGCCGGCCTTGCTTGCGGCGATACAGGTAAACGCCCACAAGAAAAAGCATGAGGCCCCGGTCCACCCTCTCGACCTAAACCCTTTCTATACTCCCCGCGAGAAAGCACAAGCCAAGGCGCGAGCCAAGAAACAGAACACCATAAAAGACCGGGGCGCTTTCGTCGCGGGACTGAAAGCGATGGCCGGTATTCCCGCGAAAAGGAAAGGGCGGAACCATGCAGGATGAAATTCTTATGGGAGCGGTTGCGGTTGTTGCGGTTTGTTCGGTCGTTGTGGCCCGGGCGGCGCTTCGGTACTTCGGCCGGAATGACGCGGCAGGCAAGGTGGACAAGTATTTCCCCTACGCCGTAATGGCGGCCAAGTGGGTTGAGGAGCAGATCCCCGACACGTATGGCGCCGACGAGGAGGACCCGAAAACGGCCAAGGCCGTACACAAACTCGACCTGTTCTTGAGTAGGTTTGCCGAGAATGTGGAGCGGTTCACCGGCGACAAGGCCACCGATGAAATGAAGGCCGCCGCCATGGCGTGGAGCGTCGAGCTTGCGAAACGTTTGGGGTCGCGATGAGCCCCGGCGTAATCGCGGCGCTTGCTTCGTTTGTGTCCGGTTTGCTGGCCCGGATTTTGGGCCGGCAACTTGAAACCCCCGGGAGGACAACCGACCATGAAACGGCACAAGGCGACGTTGATCCATCCGCTACTTCTATCGATTCTCGCTTTGCCGGTTTTGGCGGGGTGCGTGGTCGGGGTGAAGGAGCGAGTGATTCCGTTGTGGATAAGCCACGAACCGATACCGGAAAGCGTTGACGGCATTCCGGTAATTCACACGAATAAGCCTATACCTTGCACCATTCGGGGGAAGGGTATATACTTCAAAACGGATTGCGGGGGAATGGTCCCCGTACCCATGGCGCTTTATGATCGAATGTTAAAGGCCTACAATGCCCCAAAAAGCCGTTAAAGCTCAATGGAAACTCTTGTTGACAACCTCCGCCATTGTCGCGGCGTCAAAGCGCGCGGAGCGCCGATGGCTTTTCCGGGCCGGTCGTTACCTGATGACCGTCGCCCGCAATTCCCTCAAACGCGGCCCGGGGGGCAGTCGCCAACTTGCAAGGGGCAAGAACGGGCGTTTCCTGTCCGGGGTGTACCTGCCCCGACCCGGCAGCCCTCCCGGGCGGCCCCCCTATTCCCCGACGCGCCGGCTCAAGAACGCCGTACAGTTTTACGTCGATATCGCGAACGGTCGGGTATACATTGGCCCCACGGCGTCGGCCGTGGGAAAGATCGGCGCGACTCATGAATTTGGCGGCGTCGAATCCGCGAAGAAATCGCGAAAGCGCAAGAACAATTTCCAAATCCGGATAGGCGGCCACGGGCCCATAACCCGGGCGGACGGGTCAACCGGGTTCGCGAAGTTACGGACCCAAAGGCAAGTCAACAATTCGCGCCGGACGGCGCGGGCCCTGCCGGTCGGTGTGACTCAAGCCAAGGGGCGCCGCCGGTATCCGGCCCGCCCGTTTATGAAACCCGCGCTTGATAAGGCAAACTCGGAGGGGCGGCTTTCTCAATTGTGGCGCGAGGAATCCGCCAAGGCTTTCGGAGGGTAACGTATGGGCGCGGGAAGTGGCATCAGGGCCGGCCGGGCCTTCGTTGAATTGAGCCTAAACGACAAGGCGCTTTTACGTGGGTTGGATAGCGCGAAACGCGCCTTGCAGTCCTTCGGTTCCAGTTTGCAGAACGTCGGCAGGAGCTTGACCGCGTTCGCCGGCGTCGCCGCCGCGCCCTTCGCGTTGGCGACGAAATCCTTTGCCTCTTTCGAGGACCAAATCGCACAAGCGCGCGCGGTTACCTCGGGGACGGTCAAGGATTTTGAGCAGTTGGAAGCGACCGCGAAAGAGTTGGGTCGCACCACATCATTCACGGCCTCGGAGGTTGCCGGGGCTTTGACCAATTTGGGGCGCTTCGGTCTCACGGCCAAGCAGTCCCTCGCCGCCATCCCGAGCGTATTGAACCTCGCCCGCGCGACTACGACCGACCTCGGGGAGGCGGCGGAGATAGCGGCGAACACCCTAAAGCAATTCGCTCTTTCCGCCAGTGAGTCGGAACGCGTGGCGGACGTTTTGACCGCCACCGCCAACGGGTCCGCGCAAACCGTTACCGATCTCGCGGAGGCATTCACCAAGGTAGCCCCTATCGCCGTCAAGGCGGGGGACTCCTTCGAGGACACGGCCAAGGCGCTCGCCATCCTCGCCAACAATGGCATCCGGGGGAGTGAGGCCGGGACGGCCCTCCGCCGGGCGTATCTCAACCTTGCGAAAGGCGACGTACAGGCAAAAATAAAAAACCTGATCCCGGAAAGTAATATCCAAATCGTTGACGAGGTAACAGGGAATATGCGCCGCCTTGTCGATATCATTAAGGACGTGGGCGACGCTACCAACGATCTAGGCTCAGGCGCCCGGCTTGCCGTGTTCGATGAAATCTTTGGGAGTCGGGCAGTGACCGCCGCCTCCACACTGGCCAACGGGTTCAAGGGCGCGGAGTCGGTCCTCGATGACCTCGCCGGGACCGCTTCCCGCGTGGCCAAGGCCTTCGACGATACTCTCGGGGGATCGTTCCGGAAACTCTTGTCCGCCGTCGAGGGCGTGGCCCTCGCAATTGGGGAATCCTTGGCCCCCGTAATCCGGGGCGTTGCCGATAGGTTGACACAAGCCAGCGGAGCGATAACGCAATTCATAACAGAGAATCGCGAGTTGATTGTCCTGCTCGCCAAGGGTATCGCCGTCGCCGGCGCTTTGGGGATATCCCTTTCGGCAGTCGGTACGGCCTTGACGTTGGCGGGTGCGGCCCTTGGCGGCGTGGGCGCGGTCCTCGCGGTTGTGGTCGGGTCGTTCAAGGCGCTCCTCGCAGTCGCGGCCGCGCTCGCGACCCCGTTGGGGGCAGTGACGGCGGCAATCACCGTCGGCGTCGGCCTGATCCTTTCGGAGGTCCTCGATCTCCGCGCGGCGTTCAAGG